AAATTCGACGATAGTTTTTGCCGCCGTTGGTGACCGCGACCCACGTTCCGTCGCCGTAGGCGACATCCCGAAAAATCGTGAAGTCACCACTGACGGCAACATCGTGCCAAGTCTCGCAGTCGTCATCGCTCCACATCAGGTGACCCACGTCGCCAGAGGCAACCCAGAAGCCAATACCATTGGTTGCCAACGCCTCGAACGTCAGGAAGGCGGTGGTCTTCGCGGTGAGCGCGCCGACCGGCGCAAGAATCGGCGTTCCTGTCCCACCACGCGCCGTGACCGACGCAAGCATCACGTCATCGGCTGACATGCCCGATGGCTTGGTCATCGTGATCGTCGTACTGCCTGAACCGTTGTTGCTGGCCTGGGCGGATCGAAACGCGGCCGTCATCAGATGACGACGTAGTACCAGACGTTGACGGTGACACTGCCCGCCCCAACGGTCGTGATCATCAGGTCATCTCCATTCGTCCCGGAGATGAACGGGCCACTCATCACCACACCAGGCTTCGAGGTCGCGGACGGAGCAAACTCCCCGTCGAACACCGCACGGCTCGTGCCACGGCTGAACGCGCCCGTTCCGAAGTAGACCTGACAGGTGAAGGACGTTGTGCCATAGGCCTGGATCTGGACCTGGGTAACCACCAGCTTCTCACTGGCACCACCAGCGACGACAACCGTGCTGGTCTGAGCGGAGGTGTAGGTTGCCCCCTCGTGAACCAAACTCCAGGGATCGCCATTGAGCCCGATGTGCGGAGCGTTGACAGGAACGATCGCTCCGCTTCGATTGGCCCAGATGGTGACGGCATCAGCATCTGCGCTGACGGCAGTAGGGACAACCGACGAGGCGTAGGCCATGACAGCCGTGCCGGTCGGGGTAGCGCCAAGTGCCGTGTCCTCGACGTACTGCGTTCCTGCTGCAATGCGCGTCATCGTGCCGGTGGCAACCGTCACGAGCTGGACGTTCTGGACCTGGCTGCTGTCTGCGGTGACGTTGTCGGTACTGACGATCGGCGTCGCAGTACCCGTCCCTGTGGCGGGAATGGTGACGGGCATCAGGTACCGATCCTTTCCATGAAGAAGAAGCGGCGGGCCAGCGAGGACCCGCCGCTTCCCTGTGCTACTAGCCGATCCCCGGAAGCGTCCAGGTCCACGTCACGGCGAGCGAGTCGGCGTTGGCGAGGGTGGCGTCCGCGTTGAGGACGGTGTTGGCGACGAGGATGCCGCCACCGGCTGCACCGTAGCCGCCGGTGAAGTTGCCCGCCTTGTGCACGTTGGTGTGCGTGCCCGTGGCGGCGAACGTCTTGGCCAGCGTGTAGGTCGTCGACGCGCCCGTGTGGGCAAACGTCGCAGCGGCCCGCTGGAGGCCGTTGGTCGTGATCTCGGTGGGCAGCGTTGCCACATCGGACGCGGCTGCGGCATCGGTCGTGAGGCCGATGAACCGTGCCGGGCCGTTGCCGGGCAGGATGGTGAAGGCGTTGGTCGCGGCCGGGGTGCCACCGGACGACGTGAGGACGTCCGTCGCGGTCCACCAGCCGTCGATGGCGATGGTCGGCGTTGCGCCGGTCGTGTTGGCCAGCACGTTGGTGTAGACCGGGGCGGTGGTGATGCTGGTGATCGGGGCCACGATCCGCGTCCCGGCAAGGGCGTTGGACGCCCAACCCGGAGTGCCGGTCGTGGTGATCGACGTCGCCGAGATGGCGGTCGCCGGGCTGCCCGTGGCGGTCTGGACGAAGCCGCCCATCGTGTTGTGCAGCCAGTCCATGCCGGTGGTGGTCTTGTAGTTGTGCGACCAGCCGAGGTCCTCGACGGTCCCGGGCTTGCCGTACTCGCCCGTCGCCCCGCGCATGATGTACGCGTGGACGAAGTTCGGACCGAAGGAGAGCTTCTCGCCCATGAACCGCCCACGGGTGATCATGGTGTTGACGTCGTCGTCGATCCGCTTGAGCACTTCGATCTGGCTCTTCGGCTGCTCCCGATCCCGGGAGAGGATCCGAAGGAAGTTCATTCCTTTGCCTCCTTGTCCCCGGTTGTAGCGGGGAAGCAGAACCGGCAGAGCCGGTCGGAATCGACTGTCTCGATGTCCGTCATCGAGATCTCGACCCAGTTGTCATCGATGCCGCACCGTCCGTCATCTACGGTCCGGTCACCAACCTGGTACCGCAGGTGGATCCGACTGTTCTTCACCACCTGCACATAAATGGGGACGGCGGCAATCAGCGTGAGTTCCGCCAAACTCATCAGATCACCGTCACCGACAGCGTCGCCACCGTGACCGTGCCGTCGGTCTTGTAGAGCGTCAGCGTCCAGGACCCATCATCAGGGAACATGACGTTGAACCAGGAGTGTTTGCCGTCACTCGACGGCTGGAACTCGTGGGAGACCAGCGTCTCCGCCCCGGTGAGTGTTGCCTTGATCCGCTGCCGGATGTTCGGATCGGCACTGGTGACGTCCACCCGGACGAAGTCCTTGCGTGCGTTGATCGACCCCGAAGCAGGGGTCACCGCGAGAGCTGCCATGTGTTGCCCCTCCTTGAGGCTTGACTGTTAGGACCCGGGCTTGGCTGCCCGAGAGGCCATCTGCATCTCGAGGTACTCACGCACCGTCGGGATGTCCGTGATGTCGAGAGCGCCGACCGGCGTCTCCATGACCAGTTTCCCGGCGAGGGCAGGGATCGGCTCCCGTCCCTCTTCCATGCGCGCCTCGTTGATGAAGCGCCACGGCACTCCGCCAAGTGCCGATTCGAGGATCTTCGACTTCGCCGTGCTCTCCTTGAGGTTGAGCGAGGTGAAGCGGAAGGCCAGGTTGTTGCGTTGGCCACCATAGGAAGCGTCCCAGACGATCTCCTCGGTGATGTAGTCCTGGACCCTCGACATGAGGGGTCGCAGGCCACGGTCCTCGGAGATCTGGACCTGGGTCTCGGACGTGCTCTTGTTGATGTCGAAGGTCACCCCGAGGTCCTGGGGGGTCAAGCCGAACACGACCGCGATCTTGCGGACGAGATAGACCTGCCACTCCAGGAACTGCATCTCCCGATTGCCCGGGCGGAGCGGGATCCACTTGGCGTTCTTGGTCCCACCGATGAAGCCGACGGCTCCTCGGCCTGCGACCTCGCTCTCGAAGAACGCGCGGAAAGAGTTCACCTGGTCACGGGTGAACGTCTCGCCGAGATCCATGACGCCGTCTGGTGCCGCACCGGCAACCTGGCGGCGGTTGTACTCGTGGGCCTGCAGCTCTGCTTCGATGGTCAGGCGCAGGGTCTCCATGGCAGGCAGACCGACGACCGTCTCGCTTCGCCGGTGCTGGATCATGTAGATGAAGTCCTCGTTGCGGAACGAGGCTGCGGGCTTGTACTGGTCTGGATACCAGTAGTACCTGGGCTCCTTGGGGTTCGACCCGTCCCAGGTGATGGACACCCGGATGGTGGCGGCATCAACCGGCCACAAGTGGACAACCTCTCCCATGAGGTTGCGCTCCTTCTCGACGCACCCGGCATCGAGGGTGACGAGGTCGCGGACCACCGGCTCCAGGAACGTACTGAAGGAGTCCGTCATCGGGTTCGGCGTCTCGAGCTTCTCTCGGATCTCCCTCCGCAACCGCTTGCTGTACGGCTGGTCCTTGTCCTTGGCGACGATGTCCCACTCGGCGGAGACGACCTGGCTGGTCCTGATGTCCACCGCTCCTCGGACCCACTCGCTGGTCTTGTACCAGTTGCGGTAGGTCCGAGCGTTGAGCACAGGAATGCGCCCATCCCAGGCATAGGCCATGGATCCCGTGCCACTGCCGACCGGCAGGTTGCTGAACGAGGTCTTGGCGGAGGCTGTGACCTGTGGAGCAACGCTTCGCGATCCTCTCGCGGCATTGACAAGAATGCCCATTACCGGTGATCCCGGAAATGCTTGTAGACCGCGTCGTTCTGGTACGAGCGGAGCAGGTTCTTCATGATGGCTTCATTGGAGAGAAGAACAGCCTCCTCATACGTGAATCGGATGGCGTCGATCTCTGCGAGCGCGATGTTGGACGCAACGTGAGGAGGAACCGACCGTTCGCCATCACGGAACTCGATCATGATGGGCGGTTCAGGAAGGGGCATCCTTTCACTCCTCGCGGATGATCATCAGGTCAGCGACCCGAAGAACGCACCGCCAGCGCCTGTTTCCATAGCCAGGCCAAGGGCATCGATCATGTCGTCGTGTCCCTTCGGGAACTGCAGCAACTCAATCTCGAAGTCAGTTCCCGCAAGGCTCCGGCTGTGGAATACCTTCCCTGACTCGTAGCGGGCAGCAACCGACCGAGCGCGAGTGACCTTGTCGACCTCGCTCTTCTTGCCCACCACCGGCCAGTCCGTCTGGATGAGGAGATCCTTGACGAAGGATCCCTGGAACTGGTTGTTCTCCACGACGATCTTGGAGATCATCGGGAAGGCGTTGTACCCGTCACCGATGAAGCCATGGTGCCCGGTCTCGATCTTGTCCCGGACCACCGAGTAGACGTAGATGTTCCGGTCCCGGTCCTCGCCGATCACGACCCGCGCGGTGTAGTCCGCCCGCTGCCGCTCCGATGAGGCAAGGTCTACACCCATCTTCCAGACCAGGTGGCCCGGTGCCACCTGGGTTGGCTCGAAGTAGTTGAACCACTCGCGGCGGAAGATGTTGCCCGCCATGAGGCCCGAGATGTCGTTGAGGTACGAGCAGGCGAACATCGCAGAGCCCATGTCCCGGCGCTCTGTATCAAGTGCCTCGAGCGGCCAGTATTCCGGCCAGAGAGCCTGGTCGTGACCGTTCTCATCCTTGTAGATCGCGGCGCGGACCATGGAGGGCCATTTCTTCTCCTCCATGAGGATCTGGTACAGGTCGCTCTCGGCCCACCGGGTACCGAGGACGATGATCGATCCACCGGGAGCCAGGCACGGCTTGAGGGTCTTCCAGAACCAGAGTTCCAGCTTCTCCCGCTGTTCGGGGGTCGCGCAGTTCTCCTCGTCGAGAATGTCGTCGCACAGGATCAGATCGAACCGCTTGGAGATGATCGCGCCACCAGCACCCTGTGCGTACATGTTCAGGTACGGGGTTCCGTGAAGGGCCGATCCCTTCATGATCCACTCCACATCGGTCCACTTGTGGGTCCCGGTCAGGTTCCCGAAGATGTGGTGGTGGTACTCGTTCATCTCGAGCGTGTTCTTGATGGCCCGAGAGAAGCCGCGAGCCTGGAGTGCCGTGTTGCTGATCAGCCCGACCCGCAGGTTCGGGTTCTTCGACAGCAGCCAGGACAGGTAGATGTTGTTGCCCCAGGTGGTCTTCGCGTGACCTCGGGGTTCCATGATCACGCCGTTGCGCTGGCGCGGATCGGGGTTGTTGATCCGCTCCTGGATGAACCGCACCATCTCCGCGTGGTGCGGCGCTGCACGAAGTCGGAACGCGTACTCGCCATAGGCGAGCGGATCAGTTTTTGAAAGCTCCCGGAGACTCGCCCATAGGATCTCCCCCCAGGCCTCCGGGGGCAGCGACTCGAGTCCGAGCGACTTCAACGATGCGTCGAAGGAAGTCTTCTCCGGATCCTGATCCAAGGGTGGGGACAGCCGTCCCCTCGATGATCTTCGTACCATCCTTGAGGCCTTCTCCCTTCGCGGGGTCCATCTCGGAGGCCAGGAACCGGATGAACTCCAAGGTGTCCTTGGCGTTGGTCGTGACCTTCTTCTCGGCGAGCTGCTGGGCGAAGGTGCGGATGTAGGCACGCGCAACGAGGATCGACTCCTGCCGGACCTCGACCTGCTGGTGGGCAACGGCGTCGGCAGACGCCTCGTAGCCACGCTGAGCCAGCCTCGCCTTGTAGGCGATCCTCCGACCCTCCCAGTCCTCGCGCTTGGCGCGAGCCGAGACGGTGGA